ATGATTGATATAACAGATGCTGATTATCTTACAGGTATGTCACAAGAAGAAATAGAATCAAATTTTGATGAATTTAACTCCGGAATATCCGATACCACAACTATAACAAGTAATAAAATTGTAAGTTCCTTTAAATATCCGTGTGAATATGTCACTGGAACTAATACTACAAGTGGCGAGTCCAGAAATATTGCCATGTATGTGTTTTTTTATAACAAAAAACTGTATAATGTTATGATGAGTACACGTGATGATAACAAGCACGACTACTCTTCCAATCTAACAAATATCATAAATTCGCTAGATATTCAGAAGATAGTGATAATAGCTACGATGAGTTAACGGCAGAAGATGATTATAAGGAAGTTACTACAGAGGTCACCGAAGCTACAACAGCAGCAAAGAAAAAAACGAAAAAGGAATCTTACAAGAAAGAAAACTGGAATCCTCAGATCACTTATAGTCAGTTAGCCCGTACTCCAGATGACTATGTAGGAAATAAAATCACATTTGAGGGCAAAGTAATACAGGTATCAGAAAGCTCTTACAGTGACACCGTGTATCTGCGTGTTGCTACTAGCGATGATTATAATAAAGTAATGTTAATTGAATACGATTCATCCATACTAAGTTCTCGTATCCTTGAAGATGATGAGATTCGTTTTTACGGAACATCAACTGGTCTGTATACCTATGAATCAACATTGGGAAAAAGTGTCACTATTCCTGCTGCTACTGTTGAACATATCACTATTCAGTAAATAACATCCATGTGCATTTAAGAGCAGCTTAGTAGCTGCTCTTAAATATTAAGACTGTCCGATTTTTGATTTTAAAACTGTGATCTCTAACGTATTTCCAGCCTCCAATTCATAATTCGTTAAAATCTCTGCCTGTTCACCTGACGTATCTAACGAATAGTCCTCATCTTCGACTAACGAAATACCATTAACATTTACAAGAATCACATCGTCAGCGGCATGGGTATAATTCGCCATGTCAAGTGTAAATTCACCGCTCGGCTCTTCTATATCAATGACCTTGTGAAATTTCTGAACGTATGTATTTACCTTTAATTCTCCTGTTAATGCACTTAACCATACATCGAACTTTGTCTTTTGTTCTTCCTGCCAGCTTTGCATCTGTTTATAAAATTCTTCATAAGCTGTCTGCCACTGTAAGAACAGTTTACTTGTATCAACCTGCTGTATAATGCCAGTCACCCAGCCGCACACGCTATTATCCGCCCGGGTATCTTCTATATTCGCCTGCGTGATAGCAGTCACCCCTCTGCCCACATAAACATACGCCAAACACATTTCTTTTATCATTTCGGTGTTTTCCATCACTGGTTTCGCTGGAGTTGTCGCATTATCTCCATCTTTCGTTGTGATTTCAATTGTACGCGTCGATAAATCCAGCCTGATTATGATAGCGGTATAACGATTTAAAGTTACATGTGCACGGTTAAGTATGATCGGATACGCTGCTGTATTTTTAAGCCACCTTGAACCGATAACAGCCCTGCCCGCTCCAACTTGTACCTGCATACCTGTAGCAGCCAAAACCTGCATACCATCATCCACAGCCTCATACACCCCATCACTCACAAGTCCCTCAAAATACGTACTCATTTGGTCTGCATTATACGTGCGGTCATACGTTCCGTCCGATTGTTTTATTGCGTTAAAAAATCCATATGTAATTGCCATCTTTACACCTCCCATGTGCTAAATGTCGGTACAGTTGATTTTCCATTTTCATCTTCACTCTCAATTATCTCGACAATGCGAGGAGTTGCACTTATACCATATTCATTAATTACCTGTACCACGTCACCTAAAAAATAATCTTCGTTCAAGTTATAGTTTCCGTCGGGAATTACATTTCCTTCAAACGATTCTGTAAATGATGTTGTACTCAGCTCATCTTTCGCATAATCTTGTAGCATCTTATAATATTGTTCTTCTGTGATGATTGTCCCGTTGCTCGATACACTTGAACCGTCAATGTATGCTTCATAACGTTCTAATCCGCCAGAATCGCCCACTGTCGTTGTGCGTTGATTTACTCCTTCGCCCTCGCCTGCCACTAATGCTGCATTTTTAAATTCTGCCCGTTCATAAGTGTAGGTGGAGGCTAAGAGATTATCAAATTCATCTGAAAATACAACGGGCAAATTGTCTTTTTGCCCGTACGACCGGTCGCATCCTTTATAAAGTATAAAAACAAATTTCCTGTCTTTAATATACACGTCCCAGCCAAGACCATACGTCTGACAAGTAGACATTATCCACTCGTCAAGATCTTCGCCCAGCAGTTGTGTATCAAATGTATCTGTAATCCCGGCAGGCTCATCAAGAATAAAGTTATCAATCTTTCGTTTCTCATCGGCCGGTGCAATGATATTCTCTGTGAGTACCTGCCGGATTCCTGTCTCAACATTACCGGCCAGATTTGTTTGCTGCCACACGACTCTCCGGCCTACAATACTTTTCAAGCCCCGGCCAGATATAGTCATGCTGTCACCATTTTCATAATCCGCAACTGTCTTGACGTTTTCGATTATCATAACATTCCGCCATATATCTCCGTTGCGATCTTTGTCCCGGCAAAGTAGTCTATCTTTTTGCAATAGTGCAATATTTTTCTCCGTCACCGGTACGATTAATTCAAATTCACCGACATTGAAATACTGGACTGTCCAAATTATACTTTCAAAGTTATCTATCATATCAAGAATTTGTGCAGTAGAGTCGAGCACATAAATGTCCATACTCACACCCCCTCAAACTGATTGTTGATTATAAATGTACATTGTAGATTTTCCGGAAGTTCATCCGCCTCGTATGTAAATACATTATCGCCAGGCAGTAAGTTAAACCATGTTGAACCCGCTTCTAATCTTCCCACGATATTAGTCATTACTCCATCACGTAGAAGTGTGATTGACTTTTCTTTTTTTCTCGTATTTATCGTAATCTCATCTCCTGCCTGCATTGTAACATTCAATATCATGTGATCTATCGTATCTACATTATAGATTTTAGGATTCTTGACCGTACCTAATGCATTTAGGCGTATAACCACGCCAGTTTCCACGTCTCCGCCATTTATAATAGTTTTCTGTTCTCCCAACACAATGTAAGAAAACGGTACCCCTGCCTCTTCGATTGCAAACGGAAAAGTAAACATATTTTCTATATTCGAAAATTCCGTACTGCTTTCCTTTGTAGCTCTGAAAAGTGCCATCGGACAAGTAATCTCAATCTGTGCAGTTTGTTTCTTCTCAAAATACTCCACTGAAAACTTTGAAACGTAGCCGTCTATGTATACGTCCCGCGTACCGTTTTTATAATACAGGCGTACCGGATACTTCGTTTTAAAATAGCGGTACAGCAAAATGCGGTTTGCTTCAGCTGGTGCATTTATCGCTATAGTGATGGTAATAACACGATCATTGATACGAGAACTATTAAATACAGATCCATCCGTATTCGCTACCTGCGTTGTATTTATAGTTCCTTCCGGGGGATAAAGACCGTCTACATCCGTAATAACATAACGGGGATTATTCGTCATTTTTAACTGTTCCCCGTACTTATTTTGTGCGATTAACTCATACATTCGTTATCCCCCTTTTACACTGGCTGTGTCATAGCTTTAACCATGCTTACCTGTTGCCGTCTAGCTCTATAAGTCTCAAGTGCTGAAAGCGATTTTGGACTTGTGTTGTTCTGCACAAGATTATAATTGTTTACAATCGTCTGATTGCTATCTGCAATTCCATTTCTATCACTACTTTTGACCGCACTTCGTACATTCGGAATATTAGTGGCCATATCTGTGAGCGGACTAGTCACACTATTGATAAATTTCTTTGCCTTTGCCTGCACTTGACTGATACTGTCAAGTAATCCGTTTCCAAACCCCTGCGCAGTAAATATTCCTATTTTCGCAGTAACCTTTGACGGGCTATGTATGTCCAGTTCATCCTTGAACTCGTCCACCATAGCACTAACCATCGTTTTTATGGCTTTTGTCATATAATCTGTATTCTTTGTCAGGCCAGTGGTAAACCCTTTCATTGCATCGATGCCCATTTCTTCGAGTTGTTTTGGCAAATCTTTAAAGACTGCGGACAAGGAATTTTTATATTCCTTTGTGACATTTTCAAAATCTTTCTGATATGTCTTTTTGGCTAATTCTTCAGATACGCGCATTTTTTCATCAAACGCATCTGAATATGCTTTTAGATCCGCATCACTCATAGATAGCAGCCGATCCATAAATGCCCCACCTTCGTCTATATCATAACTCGCAATCTGATCAAATAACTCTGATGACACTTTTCCTTTAATGGTCTGTAATTTTTGAGCGTAGTCTTTTATATTCTGTGTCTGTGCCTTAATATCATTTATAGTCATGATACCTGCACCCGAAATCTCAAATAAATCTCCTGCGCTCTTTAACTTGGAGATCAGATTGTCCTGCTTACTTATCAAATCGTCGTAACGAGCTTGATAGGTGTCGGTAATACCGTTTATCGTATCGTTGATTAAGGCTTCAGCTTTCGTCTGATACTCGCTCATCGCACTCGAAAATTCAGAAAGCATTTGTGATGAAGCGGTTTGATAAGCATTATTGAAATTAGTCTGGTCTTTGACTAGCTGTTTATAATTATCAATCTGTTTCTTTGCAGCGGACATATTTTTATTTTGCGCAGCCATAGTTTTCTTATCGGCTGCCATTTCCTTTTTGTACGTCGCCATCTGCTTTTTATATTTCGTCTTATCAGACTTTTTCTTTGCTTTGTCGTAGCTTTTCTTTGCTTTGTTGTAGTTTTTTGACGCTTTGTCATAGCTCGTTTTTGCTTTGTCGTACTTACTCTTAGCGGTATCATATTTTTTCTGGTAAGTGCTTTGCTTACTTTCGTACTTAGACAACTGATTCTCTAAACCAGCCGTTTTTTGGTCGTTTAGATATTGCATTTTGCTAGTCATATAATTAATTTTATCTGACATCGCTTTAGAAAATACAGAACTTGCCTCACTTGCCACGCTGGAAAAATTAAAATTACTTAATCCGGCCAGTGTAGTTATGACGCTCTTAACTGTATTTTTTACAGTGTTCGTAAGGTCTGTCTGTTCGCTTACAATCCCGTTAATGTACCCTTTCACAAAATTCTTACCGCTGTCATACGTTAACTTGGACGGTGAACCCTCTTTTTGCGCGTCCCGTAAGGATTGTACGGACTGTACACCCATCTGCGCCGCGGACTGTACGGCGGCTTTTGTCATAGACTGAATACCGTTTGTATAACCCTGTCCGAAATATTTACCGGATTGTGTCGTTAACTTGGACGGTGAACCCTCTTTTTGTCCTTTTTTCAGTCCAGCCCATGCCTTTTTAGCTAGAGACTCGGCTTTAGAATACGCTGCACTTACGAGTGAACCGATACCATTGATAAAACCTTGTGCAAAATTTGTACCGGAACTATATGCACTTACGGAACCGGCTCCACTTTTGGCGTTATCTCCTAACGATTTACCCTTACTTCTCGCGGTTCCTGTCTTACTTCCTACGCCGCTAGCGTATTCTGTACCTGCTTTTGCACCTGTTTTGTGCATCCCGCCGGAACCGCTTTTTGCACCGGTGTCGGCACTCTTTCCGATTGTCTGACCGGCTTTCTGGTTCTGTCCTTTTGTATCCGATACTCCGGCGGCGTGATTCTTACCGGCTTTTGTTCCGGTCGCTTTCGCACTCTTTGCTCCGTTTGCCTGTCCGGTGACTACGGCTTTACCGTCTGCCTGTCCTGCCTTTTTATTCGCGCCGGTCGTACTCTTTGCGCCCGTGGCGTGGTCTTTACCTGGCTTCTTCCCGGCGGCTTTCGCACCTTTAGAACCTTCTTTTTGTCCGTCAACGGTGGCTTTTCCTAATGCTTTACCCGCTTCTTCCGCGGTCGTTTTCCCGGCTAAAATCTGTTTGACAAGGTTATTGACTGTATTTGTTCCGTCCTGTCCAGCTTTTGCCGCTACATCCTTAAAGGATACCGCGTCATTGATTAATTTCGCGGCTTGGTCTACGCTGGTTTTTCCTGTTGCAATCCCTTGCATGAGTGATTGTGGGATTTGCTTTCCAGTGATACCGGCTTGCGTCAATGTCTGTTTAAAATCAATCGCGGTTTGTAACTGCTTTGTTGCGGTATCCACACTGATTTTTCCGCTTGCGATTCCGTTTGCTAACGATTTAGGCACTTCCACACCCGCATTTTTCGCCTTAGTCACAACGTCGCTAGAATTAAAATCTAACGCACTTTGTAACTGTTTCGTGGCCTGTTCAACGGACACTTTACCGCTCGCGATTCCATCCCGTAACGATTTAGGTATTTTTATACCTGCTTCTTTTGCGGCGGCTAACGTCTGTGAATTGTCAAATTTCGCGATATTTGAAAGGCGGTTCACTGCCTCCTGCGCGGAAATTTCGCCGCTGGAAATTCCCTCGGCTAAGCTTTTCGGGATTTTCACGCCGTCAACTTTCGCCTGTTTTGCCAGATTGTCAAACTTAATAAGGTTTTCCATACCCTCAACGGTGATGGTACTTCATACTGACCTTCTTTGATTCCGTCAGACACGGCTTTCGGGATTTTCTTTCCTTTTGCTTTCATCTTTTCGGTGATTGCGTCAAGTGCTTTCTCGGTTTCGGCGGCGTTTATGGTCGTTTCCGCGTATTTTTCTGTTCGGTCGTACTCATTATTAGCTCTTGTAATTTCTTTTTGTTCTTTTCAAGTGCGCTATTTGTCTTTTCATAAGCTTCTTTTTTTGTTCTTTCCGCTTTCGCTAACTTCAGATAGTTTTCATACTCTTTACCGTATACGTGCATACCCGCATCGGCCCACGCCTGTTGTGCTTCCGCGGTCTTTTTCTTTGCTTCGGTGTATGCTTTTTCGTTCTTAGCGTTCTGCTTTGTCAGTTCACCTTGTTGTGTCTCAACTTTTACAATGTCTTGTGCTATCGTAGTAAGGTTTGCTTGTGCGGCTTTCGCCTTAATCAGTTCTTTTTGAGCGGAAATATTGTTTTTTAATGCCTCGCTGGACTGATTAAGCTTATCTTTTTCTTCGTCATACTTTAAATTTAAGTCCGGCATAAGGTCATTGAGCTTTGACACATAATCTTTTATCTGTGCTTTCTGTGCAGCACTCTTATGCTCTACCCCAATTAAATCATTCAAACGGTCGTAATAAATATCTGCCTGCGCCCCCTCGGCTTCTGCACTCTTTACACCGTCCTGTCTTGCTTTGTCAGATTCCTTTAAGGATTTCGCAAGCTCTTTTTGCTTACTGATGAGGTTATCTGTTGCGGCTGCATTTTCATCTATTTTTTTGCTTGATAATTTTGTTTTAACTACATATGCGGCTACTCCAGCTGTAAGTGCTGCAACACCAGCGACAGCTAGTGTTACAGGATTTGCCAGCATGGCAAGATTGAATCCTGTCGCCGCTCCAGTTGCTGCGGTAGTTGCAGTAGTAACTAATCCCATTGCAGCAGCCATTCCCGATAATGTCGTAATAAATCCGCTTATCTTGCTCGCTATGAATACAGTGCCGAGCGCAGTGCCTACTCCCGTGATAGCCGGAATAAGACTATTCATATGCCGGATAGCATAATCCGCAAATGATTTTATCCCGGGTAAAGCTTCCTGAGCTAATGGTATAATGAGACCTGTTTGTAATTCACGTCCGATTTCACTAAACTGTGACCCTACATCATCATAGCGAACATCTTTAATCTCCTCCATCTTACCTTTAACATCATTAAATGTGTTACCGGTCGATGTGAGTGATTTCACAACTTTGAGGTTCGCATCTTCTCCCATCGTGCCAAAAGCAGTTGCAGCCATATTCAAGGCATCCTGCTCATTCGTACAGTTATTGATATCGGCAACAATAGACTCAATGACATCTTTCATCGTACCCTTTCCGCTTTCCCAGTTTTTGAAAGCCGTCTGGGTATCTTTGCTGAACATGCCAATATTTTTACCTATTGTACCGTCACCAAGGCGATTTTTAACTTCATTAATCGAGTCGTTAACCTTATCGAGATTGTACGCCCCATTCTGTGTACCATTCGCGAGTAATTGAAAGTATTCTTGTGCAGAATATCCCGCCTGCTTAAAGTTTCCGCCATACTCGGAGATGTTATCCCCTAATTCATCTGTATAGTCAAGTCCTTCCTGTGAACCTTTCGCAAATAAATCAAACGCTGTAGTAGAATCAATGCCGAAGTGTGTCATTAAATTGCTTACGCCACGAATTGTTTCATTGAAATCTGATCCGAACGTGTCCTCTAATGTTATGGCATTTTCGGTCAGCTCTTTGATTTTTGACGGATCCGTCTCTTTAGTTACCTGTTTGACGTATGCCATTTTGTCGCCCACGTCCTGCAAGCTCTCACCATAATTATTGTCGTACAGTTCATTCATTTCTTTTTTGAACGCCTGCATCTGTTTTGCACTCGCGCCCGTCTGTGCCTGGAACTTGTTATAATCCTGATCGGATTCGGTTGCAAAATCTTTTAGTGAACTTATCGCACTGCGGATACCATCTGCCGTAAGGTCAGCCAATGCGCCTTTTAAAACCGTAAAGCCGTCGGAACTATCTTCCGCTTCATTTCCTGCTCGTTCTAAGCTGTTGTCTAAGTCATCTGCTGCATTTGCAGCGTTTGACATTTTATTTTTATTTTCGGCAAGTTCGCTCGATAACTGCGAAATCTCGCCGGCTAACTGTTGTGCTTCCGCAGAGGTCTTTCCCTGCTCTAATACCACACTTGCGTAGCGTGTTTTAAGCTCCTGCAGACTACTTTCCTGCTTGGAAATCGTACTATCCAGTTCTTCATAAGCTGACCGCATTTCATTTGCACCATTAGCTGCCTGATCCGCCTCGGAGTCAAGTTGTGACAACATGCGTCCGTATTTTTCAAGAGACGCTTTTGTCTTATTAATGGCTGCCTCCTGATTTTTGATCTTGATAAGTAACTCCTGTGCGCCTTTTGAATTCTTACCCTGTGACTGTACCGTCAAATCGTACTGTTTATTCAAGTCGGACAAGATAGACTTTTCTGCTTTTAAGGTGTTCCGCAACTGGTCCATCTTGGCGCTCAATCCATCTGCGGACTGCGCCCAGTTGTCCATGCCTGCACTGGATGCTTTAAACTCTGCATTCGCAAGCCTTATTTGTCGCCTTGCTTCTGTCATTGACCGCTTAAGGTCAGATATATCCATTTTCAGTTTTGTCGTACTTGTATCCGCATTCGTGCCCATCGTCTCACCACCTAAAACCAGCTATCCCCGGCAGGCCGACGGATAACTTTATTATCATTGCCTTTATCATTTTCTCGCTTTGTTTCCCTTATCTGCATTGCACGCACGTCGCTATATAATCTTATTACATCGTGAAAAGATTTCTTTTCTACATTGTAAGGAGTCATAGCTGGGAACTCTTTACATAGCTGATAATTAATATTAAATAATATTTCAAAAAGCGGGGTATCATCTACCCCGCCATCTAGTTTTTTGGGTCTTTTGGAATTGATAAGATATCAGCAAAAGAAGCCTTTAAAATATTCAGGATTGCAGGAATCAATTCCTTTAATTTGACATGCTCCCAGTCATCCGCCTCCATATCAGGGAAACATTTTCCTAATACTTCAACAAGCTGTTCCCATGCGCCGTACACAATATTTAAAAGTTCCCCGGTATCATTTACATTATCTACATTCAAGAGCTTCATAAGAGAACGGATTGTTCCGAACTCTAAGTCAATCGTATGTGCCTCGCAAGTCTTGATGATTGTATCATTTTCATCATATACATTGATTTCTAATCTCATATAAGACTACCTCCTTTGCAAATTTCAGCCTCTCGCTGTTTCATAGTCAGCAAAACAGGCGAGAGTGTCTTTGATTCCAATTAATTAATAGTAATTAATCTAATTAATCTTTATTAATAGTATCTATTACCCTGTTTTTCATTAATTATGCTCTAGCCGTAACGCTATCAGGTGTCTGGACTTTCTTAAAGAATTCTGCAGTATCAACCTTGTCAAGGCTCGTATCTACGTTGACTGCCTTTGCTGACTTACCTGTCTTAGTGAACTTATGTGTTGTAGAGATACCTGTATAAGTGATTTCCTGACCGTTTGCGTCTGTTCCGTCATCTTCTGTTGCATGATCGGAATCCGGGATATTGAATGTGCCTTTCAGTCTCCAGACAAGGATTTCTGTTCCGTCAGTTGTCTTTGTACGATAGCCAAATGCAAAATACTTTGTTGTCCTTTCCTGCTCTACCATCATGCCTGTTGCTTCGTCATAATACTGGCCTGTGATTTCCGCTAACACATCAAGAGGAATAGCAGAAGAGTTAATTGTGATTTCGTCAGAACCAGTAGAGCCAACGACAACTGCCGGAATATTATCGTAGTAATGTGCTTCATTACTGGAATCTGTTGACTTTGCGATTTCAGAAACGCCGGCTAAGGATTTAACAGTTCCTGTTTCAAAAGTAGTATCATCATCGGTTACGATAGGTGCATATACAGCACCCTCAACGCCTCTGTACTCAAAAATTTTCATAGGTTATACCTCCTGAATTTGTAAATAATATGCTCTTAACCCACGGCCGGTGTGTGTGATCTCATCACTTGCCACATCATATCCCTGACCGGGGATAATCCACTTATTTTCTTTCAATTTTGTTCTCGCTTGTGCCAGTACGGAATAGGTTTTCTCAGGGTCTGTACTGTAAAAATTCACATCGAAATTCCATTCCGTTCCGTACTCGCTATTATCATAGTGAGAATGATCGGGCGCATCGTTATTCCAAAACGTAAAAAAATGTTCGGGATATTTTTCGTCAGGTGTCAAACTTCCCTGACGCAAGACCGGATATCCAAATTCGGTTAAAATATCAATCAAATTATCTTCCATCTCATCACCTTCCCATTCTTGCTATGATTTCTTTCTGAAAAACTTCAATCATTTCCTGTTGAACGTCTTTCATGTATTTTTTACTCTTATAAATCTTATTTAATGCTTTGTCCGGAGCCATGCGGGGTGTACCGGTAATGAGGAAACCGCCTGCACCGGGTTTATCAAAATCGAAACCCACTCCGATTTCTGCAATAGAGCCGGTCCATTTCACTTGCGGGCTGTGAACGACACTCTCTTTTGTCTCGCCTGATGAATATTTACCTCCACGTGGTAAGTTTGGCTCAGCTACAGCATTTAGTGTATCGTTTGTGATTTTTACACCCGCTTTATTTAGCGCCTGATCCACAACCGGTTTTATATCTGCTTCCAGTTTCTCTAACTTAGCTATGTATTCCTCAAAGCCACCCGTTTCTAACCTGAGCAAGTTCTTCCCCATTTACACACCACCCTTGACTCTGCGTACCTTAAATGCACAATACTGATTACGCATATTGATATTTTCAGGTTCATTTATGATGTCATACATTGCACCGCTTTCCGCGAGCATTATGCGGCAATCTGCCTTTATGTCTGGCCGAAAGTACGTCTCAACCTTGGCTGTGTCTTCTATTGCATAGACATCATTTTTATTACGTTCTGTACCTCCATACGTCTTAAAGCTGCACCAGATTACCGGACCGCTTTCTGGATACGCTTTTCTTCGTACACCCTTAACAGTCGCATACTCTGGAATAATTAACATTATCGGCGTAACAAACGGTGATGATGGTCTATAACTGTCCATTGCCGTCACCGCCTTTATAGGCTAACTGTGTGACTCTTTGAAAGAAGTAAGGGGAAAACTCCCCGTTACCGCTTCCGTAGTCCCACAGATCGGATACACCACGGGTGACAGCACCGACTATCTGGCCGGAAGACAATGTCTTTTCGGACACACCCGCATCTAACATAAAATCCCTGACATCCTGAATGTGACCCATTAAAGTATCATCCTGATAATCGCCTGTGACTCCGATTCTTTTTTTAACCTCTGTCAACAATTCTGTATCTGTCACCCGTGTTCACTCCTTTACTCTTTTGTCTGTTTCGCAGTGTATGCCGCCGTAATCTCATTGATAACTTCCGGGATAGTCGCTCCGGAGATATCCGCCGCAGTGGCATCGCCCTTAATCGCTGCACATAAACCTTTTAATGCTTCTACTGTTGTATTTATTACTTCCATTCTTACACCTCTCGTTCATTATTGTGCCGGCACAATTGTTACAGAAATTATTTTTTCTTAATGATGTAAACGCCCGATGGATCTAAAATCTTACCATCTACAATAGTGAGACCTTTGTTCACCCATTCGTTCTTTTCCTCGTCAAAATAACGTTTCATGCCAAACGCCATGTCGGTATTGATTGCGTAGTCATTAGGAATCCAGTAAACACCTACCACGTCTCCGCTTGATGCACTATCAAAGTCCGCTACAATATCAGGCTCTACCATCGTTACCTCACGACCGTAGAAACGGCCTGTGACAGCCGATTCCTCGACGTCTAAATTTGCCGCTTCGCGGAATACCGGGCGATTGTTTGCGTCTTTCATAGTCAAAAGATTGCTCTCAACTGTTCCGGCAGTAAAAACAAACTCTCCCTGCCCACGTTTTGAAAGTGGGATAATAGCAAATAATTTCTTTCTCCATTTTTCCCAATCGGAGAATTCGGCCGCTGTAAATTCAATCACATGACCGTCCTGGCTTGTCACGCGAGTATCTTTGAGAATACCAAGCATTTGACCGGTGCCGGACCCATTCATGATACCTTCATCCATCGCCTTAACGTACGCCTCTGTCATAATTCTTACAATCTCATCCTCGAACAGAGAAAGAGTTACAACCTGTGAAAGTAATGTCTGTGACACACGAATCTCGCCCACGTTATAAGAGAACTCAACATACTCATTAACATCTCCGGCTTTCTGTCTGTCGGATGTTTTTGTCTCCGTAATCCACTTGAAATTAGCTTTCAGGTCAGAGATCGGGAATTTTACACCACCCTGAATATTAAGTTTACGTACTTTAGAATACAGCTGTCCGTATACCTTAGATACTTTCTTGATAAACTCATTCATGATGGTAGTCGGGATGATTGCACCTAATTCAGATGTGATGGTTGGACCAGGGTCGCCGCCCGCTCTCTGAATCAATTCTGTTGGAATCGGTGTGCCACGCTGTACATATTCCTTAAAAGCATTACGATACTCGACGCTTGCATAAGGATCATTGTTAACAGGCTGTGCACTCATATTAGTACGCTGTCCGTATGCGCCTCTAACTGCAGTCATACCAACAGGCTCATTTGTAAGTGGTACAAGTCCTCTCTGCTGCGGGTTAGATGGTTCATTTGTAGGTTCATCTGGGCCACCACTTGGTGAAGGTTCGCCATCCCCTTTGTCAATCACTTCGATCTCTTCTTCTGTTTCGGAAATCTCTGCATTAATGTCTTCCAACTGCTCGTTAATGTTTCTTACTTCTGCAGCATCCTGTGAAGCTAATGCTCTTTCTTTCAATTTCTGTTTTTTTGTCCGTAAACGCAGTAAGCGCTTCTCTAAAATTGCTTTTCTACCCATCTTAAAAACCTCCTAAGATTTCAGTTTTTGCTTTCAATAGTGCTAATTCATTGTCAGTGTCCACCGACGTACCACGGTGCTGTCTTGCACTGTCCAGCGCAGACCGGGCATTGTCCAACGCCCCCTTGCAGCGTGCATTTATCTCAGTGCTTTCGTAAGCCGGAAATGTTACCGCACTTACTTCCACGACTGTACTAATATCTTTGATGTGGCGGGTCGGGTGGTCGGAATCTAAGTTCTCCCACTCCTCGTCCCGGATTCCGAACATGAAACTCATACCAGATATATCACCACGCTGTACAGCACTATACAAAGCTCTGGCTTCGGAATTATTTTCGACATCCAGTGTTACCTGGATTCCAAGGCCATCATTATCCGTTGTAAGCTGCATTGTGCTGTTTGCTGTATTTCGCCTTGAGCGTGCCAACGGAATTTTACTTGTATCATGATTTACTAAAAATCGAACATCCGTTAAATCCGTATTATTTAAAGCTCCCGGTTCTATAATTTCATCGAACCAGCCTAAATCTGTACGACTATTATAAACAATCGGCCGTCCGGTGATGATATTTCCGGCTTCTGTTTCTTCTGCCCGGACTTCAAAATTGTAGGAACGCCGTTCTAACTCTTTATTCTTCATTTTTATTTTCACCTCCGCCATCATCCGAGGAACCTTTACCTGTCTTGTTATTCATCTGGTATTGATTTGCAATATCAACGTCAACCCAATTCAAACTCATGTACCTCTTGCCTTCCAATTCGGGCAGTGGCTGTAATCCAAATGCCACTCTCTTTTCATTCTCATAAATTGAACCGGTATTGCTAAGCATATTCACCATTTCAAGTGTCTGGTCTACCGTCATGAAAATGAGGTCTTTCGGATATAACCTTATCTTGTTGCCAAACGCTCTTTCACGTCTTGTGAATAGTTTCTTTGTAAACGCCTGCGAGATAGATATAATAAGCGGTTCAAGTGTTTTCTGATAGAATGCAGCATATTGTTCTTTTGTATAATCTCCTGTCAGAATTGAAAGTGGCACACCCCAGTTTCTTAAGATTTTTTCATCAATAAACTTCAAGGTGGCTTCATCAACTAACTGCGTTGATCTCTCTAACGGCGTAAATTCAGATTTTAAATCAAGAGGCAAAAAGCCACTCTCCGAATTTCTCAGTTTTGTTTCTAATTCCTGCATAGCCGCCTCTGTTTTACCATCATCAAGCATCGTGTTGTATTTTACAACGCCGTTAACTGCATAAGAGGCTTTCATCGCTTTGGCAACACCTTCAAGGAGCGTTTGATTCAACTGTAAAGTGTCTAATACAGGTTTATGATCCGGCTGACCGGATACATCTCCTCCCATATACTCATTAACAGAATAGTTATATTTAATATGAATCAGATCACTGTAAGGTATCGTTGTTTCAAAGTTATTCTCGAATCGCATCTTCACATATAACCGGTTTGATTCATCCTCAATAAACTCTACAAAAGTAGGTTTCAAAGGATAAAGACCGTCATATACCCTTACCTGCGTCCCGTCTTTATTCGTATAAATGTAATATGTCGGTAAAATAAAAGCGTTATAATTTAAGAGTAAATTATATATGTCTTTTTGACTATCTTTTTATATCTTCTTAAATGTCCGCAAAGCCTTATTTTATCGGCTCTACGGGCATTTTGCTTTTGTGGTAAACCTCACATATCTAGGTCTATCTTCCTATATTTTCTCTATCAAACGTGGTTAAAATCGTGGTAAATACTTTTATGCGATTAGACGCTGAACCTCTGATTTTGCGGTATCTATGGACGCATGAGCATACCAGTTCATTGTGATACTGATGTTTGAATGCCCCATGATATACTGTAAATCTTTTGGGTTCATGTTCTTGCTTGCCAGCCTTGTGCAGAATGTATGGCGTAGCGTATGCGGTGTGATATGTGGCAAGGGATTGTCCTTGTGGTGCTTGTTGTATTTCTTTATCATACGGACAAATAAGGCGTTGTAATCAATCGCAACTTTGGGCTTGCCTTTATGATTGACAAATAGGAAATTGCTCCGTCCGTCTATCACAAATGGTTCTGCCTTTGGGTGTTTCTTCATAACCCGTTGAAATGCCTGTATTGTTTCTCTGCTTAATGGCACTTGCCTTATTCCGCTCTTTGTTTTAGGCGTTTCAATATAATAGCCCTGTTCCTTGCTCTTTAGTAACTGGTGGTCGATAATCACAACTTCATTCTTAAAATCAATATCGGCTACTGTCAGTCCGCACAGTTCCGAGATACGAAGTCCTGTCTTTAACAGTATCAGCACATCATCATAATACTTGTGATACACATTGTCCGTCTTGATGAATGAGAGTAAGGCTTGTTCCTGTTCCTCTGTCAATGCGACTTTCTCTTTGGTATCATTTTCTAGGACTTCACTTAACTTGAAATCAAAAGGGTTTTTCCTTACACAATCGTCTTGTATGGCGATATAGAATGACGCTTTTAACGAGCGTTTATGGTTGTTAATGGTGTTATAGGAAAAGCCTTTGTCTTTCATGCGTAACGCCCATTCCTTAGCGTCAGAGGGTTTTATCGTATCAATGCTCCTAGCACCTAACTTATCCTCTTTCAATAACCGCATGAGTTGTTCCCGTTGTTTCATTGTGCTTTTCTTCACATTTGCCCTTTGTGCGTTCTGTTTGGCATAGAGTTGACAAAGTGTCATTTTCTTGCCTGTGCTGTCGATACCGTCCTCAATATCCCGTCTTATCTGCTGTTCCAGTTCACGAAGTGAGAGTTTTTCCCGTTTTCCCTTTGGTGTCGGGTCTGTGGGTGTCAATCTCCAAGCATACACATATTTTGTGTTTCCAAATGCGTCCACATATTTATATAAGTATTTTCCGTCTGTTCGTTGGCTCTCTCCAGTATGCAGGATACGTCCTTTGTTATCCCGTCTTTTTTCTTTCATGGTGTCTGCTCCTTTCCTTGTTGGAAAGAACCTTGATATGACTTGTGTTCATCATAACACATACAAGGCTCATTTGCATTAGATTGCGTCCAATTTATCAATAACCTGTTCAAACTGTCGGCGTTTAATCTGTATGCGGTTGCCATTCATAATGAGCCAGCCAGCGTCCTTGTTTTCCTCTGCCAATCGTCTTAACTTGTTTTCTCCGATACGGAAATACTTTGACGCTTCTTCAATGGTAAGGGTGTATTTTTCCCATACGGGAATATCGTTGTTATTCATCAGATACCCCCTTTCCCATGTTTCGTGTCATACTGGATATAGGGGATAAGGTCGGTGCGGTTTATCCTCTGTAAATGGGCGGTTAATTTACTGGAAAGGGAATTGCTGTATCTTGCCTTATCAAGCATAGTTCCCACTTTTTCCAGTCCACCTAATGCGTCATGTTCTTCCAAGAAGTAAAAACTTTTGACAGCGGAAATCACGCCACCCTCTGTGAGCCATTGCTGTGTTTCCTCAAGGGAATTTTGCTGTTTTGGTACTTGCAGTTTCAAGACTTCCACAGCCCCTAAAAAGCGTTCCCAAAATCGACACGTTTTCCACCTGCTTTTATTACTTTCGTTTCTGTTTGGCACGACAAAGCGTAGGTTGTTTGCCAGTAGCCCGAAAGCCAGTTCCCCAAGTTCCAGCGGTCTGTCCTTGAATGTCATGGCAAAAGCATGAGCCTTATCATCACGCAGTTGCATTTCTGTCCGTTTCCAACTGCCGACTTCCTCAAGCGTCTTATTATGTTTTGAACAGACTTCTTTATCCTTATCATAAAAGCGGTAGGATAATCCAGATTTTCCAGCACCGATATAAACAGTCTTTGCGGTGTCGAAATCGTCAAACTTGCTTTCATCAAAGTGGTAGCCCTCACTGTTTGAGATAAATTCCTCTTTTTCGCATTTCTTCTTTATCTGCTCAATGGTAAAGAATGGCTTTTCGTTCTTATCGTCAATGGCAATATCAAGTCTTGTGAAATGGAAATTATCCAGTCCGTATCTTCGCTCGCAACGTCGGAACATATCCCCAAAGGTATAATTCCTACTGTCGAGAATACGGAAAATATCATCACAACCTCTGCCAGTCATAACAAGATAACAGCCTAGCCCCTGTGGGTTGTCCTCTGTCTTTCTTGCGTCCCCCGATACATAAATATCTCCAATCTGCCAGCGTGCTTGATAAGTCTTGAATTTTATCGTTGCTGGATAAACATTGAAAATGTCAGTCGGTAAACCTAAAATGTGCATGATGATATCTTCTGCGGTTGTAGTATCAAATACAATGCTGATGTAATCAATCTTAACGGATAAATTTTTGTGTGTAGTTATAGTGCATTACTCCTTTCGTACTTCCCGTTTTTTTGCGGGGTAAAAATCGTGTTTTTTCCTTTATTTATCACAGTTTCTAGGTACTATGACATGTATGCGCAGGGCGGTGTTACATATACGCCCTTTATGAACGCCTAAAGGCGTTCCCTTTCTTCCTGTGTCTGATCCGTTCTTAACGCTCACGAGCCTTGTAAGGCTCGTGGCTAAACGGAACAGCCCCAGTCAGAAACCTTATTTTCGGTCTGATAGTCTATGCTTATTCATGCTATCAAAATGAAAATACATCTTTTCTATGCTTACTCAAGCGTGTGATTGACCCTAGCGTGCTTAATCACTCTATCTGATACGATAATAACGCCATTAGAATTACTTGTCAAGAAGTTTTTGTTGACTTTTAGATATATATTAAGTATGATATGCTTATAAATACCAAGAAAAGCAATGAAAGGAGTGTTTATACTAAGTCATGGAGCATTACGAAAAGAAAATCAGTTTCTTAGGAGAGAACATACAGACCATAAGAAAGCATAGAGGAATGAAACAACAGGAACTTGCGGACAAAATCGGTATCAATATGCAGAGCCTTTCCAAGATTGAACGTGGCGTGAATTATCCTACCTTTGATACGCTGGAAAAGATAATGGACGTGCTGGGAGTAACACCCAATGAATTATTGTCGGGAGAATGGAAGTATATTGACCACACCGAGCCCTATATCATGGATATTATCAAACGGGAACAAGACTTCAATGTTTCCTTAGATTACCTGTCTGAAAATGAATTTTTCGATGATGAAAAAGAATGCACATTTTACAAGGCATATAAACTCATACAGTATATCCATAACTACATTACCAATGAGGTTACGGAGTTGGAAGAACTTATGGAAATCAAGCAGTTGATACAGCGTCAAAAACTGGAACGCATGATAAAAGTACATAAGGAAATGCGAGGGTTAGACCGATACAGAGAACAGCCCAAAGAGTATAAATACCATGACCCTTATGATGATTGGATATTTCGTCAGCTTGCGGATATAGACAACAGAAACAACATTCCCGACACTTCTCCACAAGTAGACTTCAATGAAGCAGACTATGAAGATTATCTAAAGGCGAAATGGAACAGAGGTCTTTAATTTCCTCTTGCATGGAAGATACAGCAAACAAAAAGCCCAGTAAAGAGTGCAAAGCACCACCAATGGTGGCAAGGCTCTTGACAGGGCTTTTTCTTTTCTGTTGTGGGGTAATCAAGAGGAAGAAAGAAAAAGTGTGCATTTTTGTTCCATAAATGCTAAGGGTATGCTGATTTTTATTGTGGCGGATATATGGAACTGTTATAATATGGATATGAAGAAAGCGACAAATTTGAAAGTGTTAATAATTTTCAAACAGCCTCATTGCATGGAAATAAGAAACAGACTATCCTTAAAGTAGGAGGTGGCACAAATGGCAAATGAAGATAAAAAAGATTTTAATGCTATGTTGCATGATAGTAAGGATATGCCAAAATTTCAAATTATCATAGACCAGAAAAGTATTGAGAAATATGGTGGAAACAAAATGTATTTTGCTCCCCCGATTGACTATGACAAAGTAATGAAAAAAGTTCCGTATGGTAAAGTGATTACGGTTGGAAAAATACGAGAACACTTTGCAAAATTGAGTGGTGCAGATTTTACAGAGCCGATTACAGCGGGTATATTTGTTTCTATTGTAGCGTGGGCGAGTTATCAGCGTTCCGAAGATGAAACACCCTATTGGAGAACATTAAAAGCAAACGGAGAATTAAATGCTAAATATCCAAATGGTATTGAAGCACAGAAAGAAAAATTAGAAGCAGAGGGACATACCATTATTCAAAAGGGGCGTAAAAATATACGATACTATGTAAAGGACTATGAAAATTCTCTTTTTGATTTGAAATAG